TTAAGCAACTCTTTATCTACTTCCATAGTTATTCGTTGCGACTCATAATCTCTAGGTTTATTTCCCATGTTTCATCTTCTCCATTACAATTTGTTTTAGTTTTTCTTTTTCTCTAAATATTATTTTGTAGTTAGCATGATCTTCTCTGCATAGAGGAATAAGATTTGATACTTCATTCTTGAGACTAGGCGAGGCTGATCTACTTTCAATGTGGTGTAAATCAACCGCAACCTTATTCTCACAATACCAGCACATAATCGTATCATATTCAGATAGACCATAATATTTTAGAAATATGCGTTTATATTTAACCAAGATGTTTTTTAAACGATCTTACAGCTTCAGCAGTTAAAGGTTCAACATCAGATATTGAAAATTTACCTGAACTCATACCTCTACCAACAACTCCTGTAACATAAATTCTTAAAGCATCTATATTGACATAAGAATTACCATTACCATTAGTTGAGACAGTTCTAACTTCAGTTTCTCTACTATAATCCTGATAATTAGATTGAGGCTCTTCCATATCCCCAACTTTTCTAATCTCAGTAATGTTTTTAAAATCTCCATTTTGAACAATATCATATTCAACTTCATCTCCTTGATGAAACTGAGTAAGATCGTGCATTGGTTTAAATGGCTTGTTTGAAAAATCCAAAGTAGATGAATAAAATTGACCATCAATTTTAATACTTGGATATTTATTTTTTGTTATTATTAATTCTACTGTTCCTCTCATTTTTTTCTCCTTATTTAATTATTGAATAGCCTCTACCAGCCATACAATTATTTATATAGTCTTTAGATGTTTCTAGCTTAGGACTCAACCATAAAACTCTCCATCTAAAATTATTGTAAATGACCCTTGTGGCATCTACAAAATCGTTTGTGTTATCATCAACTAATTGCTGACATGTAAACAAGTCGTCATGGTAGCGGTTCATATCGCCCTCAATATTAGCTTGAGATTTACCTCTGCTATCTACTAAAGGTTCATGATTTGCACAGCTAACCAAAAACAAAATAGTAGATAATAAAAATATTCTAATCATTTAAGTCTCTCCATAAAATATTTCCTTTTCCTGTTGAACATACGAAACATCTCATAGTTTCTTTCTCTCCAACATTTACATAAATAATTTACTAAAATTTTATAAGCCTCTGGGTAAGTATCTGCCAAAGGCTCTGTAAGTTTTAGTATTTTTTTCATAGAACCTCTTCATAATACAAATCATATTTCTCTTCTCCGTATTGTTCTATAAATTTTTGTCTTTCTTTTTCAGCTTTTTTTTGTTCTTTTCTTTCCTCTCTTTCTATTTTTTCATTTTCCTTATCACATTGTTTTTCATACAAAGTATCGTAAATTGCACCAGACCTAATACGACAATGGACTTTCTTTAAAAATTCTTTCTTTGGAAAATTTTTATCTTTTTTAATTAATAAATTTATAATTGTTTCAACAAATTCTGATTTAGGTGTTTCATAACCATCACAAACTGATGTCCACCACCTAAAATTAAATTCTCCATCTTCGTCTCTTTCAGATTTTATATCATTACATAAATCTATTAAAAATTTATATTCTTGTTTCATAGTTCCCTCGCATGATGAGTTAAGAAACCCTCTTGATATGCTTCAAACTCCATAATTTTAGATTTTGTACTATCTTTAAATTGTGTAGTAATTAACATACCTTTACTTTTATAATATTCTAATACTGCTTCTAATACTTGTTCAGCAGTTTTTTCTTCTTTGCTATGTTCTTCAATAACTTCCCAAATAGTTTTAGTCATTTTTTTCTCCAAGTTTTAGTTGTTGTAAAACCTCTTTCATATAAGAAGTTTTATTTAAGTGTCTCCAATTTTTAAGCATCTTCCTATAAGTTACTTTCCAATCTGAGATATTACATTTAGCATTATCAAATAAAGCAATATTACTTTTTAAATAATTATATTTTGTGTGTTCACTAGGATTTGGAATATAAGAATTTTGTATTTTATATTTCTTATGTTCTCCATTGTAGTGATAAACACAATGATAATACTTATGTGATTTTTTTACAAAGAATGGGTAAGTCCCACAATCAATTAATTTATACATTTTTTTCTCCTATAAATATTGTACCAATAAAAACATTGATACATTTGTAATAAAAAGTATTAGTGCTAATTCACTAGACATTATTGAGCCACCTTTAATTTTTTATTTCTAATTTTAAAAGCTATTTGATTTTCAATACTCAATCTTAATTTATCATAAGCCGCAATTCTTGTTTCAAGAATAGCTTGTCTATGATGCAAGTCTTTTATTTCTCCTAATAATAATTGGTAATGATGATCGTTAGCTAATTCTAATTCTAATTCTTTTTGTATATTCATAATTTTTTTCTCCATAATATAAATATACAGATAAACATTTATACAACATAGTCAACACATATATTCACATTATTTAACATTTAATTAATTATTTGCATATTTTCGCTATTTGTTCTATTTGTTATTAGAAGTATTTTTCATAAAATATTCCTTCCGAATGGCTGGTCGCTGTTTTTTTTAAATTTTTTTCTCCAAATTAAATTTCTTTAAGAATGACCAGCCTTTTGCTATATTTAGTATGTGAAAGAGTCCGACATACAAATAGAGGTAGTAGATTGGTTTAAATCTAAGCAATCAGAATACAGGTTCAGAATATTCTCTGTTCCTAATGAGGGTCAAAGAAAAGTGTGGTTTTTAAACAAATTAGTAAAAATGGGACTAAAATCTGGTGTTCCTGACCTAATACTTGAGTTTCCTAAGGGTCGTATGGTTTATCTTGAGATCAAAGCTGAAAAAGGAAAGTTATCAGAAACACAGCAAAATTGGTTAAAAGTGTCTAATGTCTTTAAAACACCCCACTACATCATAAAAGGCTCTGTAGAGGCAAATTTAAGCGTTTTAGAGGGGGTTCTGGGTTTGTTCCCTGATGCCAAGATCAAATCTGACAAAAATCCTTTACAACCCCAAGAGGAATAACATTTCTGTCTCCAAAACCACCATCTAGGCTGTAACTAGCAAATGTATATAAATTGTTCTTATCTTTCTTAAAAATAAATGCGTAAGTAATAATCTCTACAGGTTTCATTTTAGTAAATTCTTCTATCGTTCCTATTGTACTATCGCCAATAATATCAAACCAACTGATTTTGTGTAAATAATAGCTTTTATTATCTAGGACTATTCTATTTTCGCTTTTTCTTTTTTCTTCTTTTTTTTGCACTTTTTCGTCTCTTACGCATAGGTCTTTTATCAATCAAAACTGCAAGTGTAGAAGTTGTAGTAATCCCACTCATTTCTTTTTTCTCTTCTTATGAGCTGAGTTTTTCATCAACCGCCCATCAGGCATATAATGAAACCCTTTAGGCGGTTTTTTCTTTTTCTTTTTCTTTGCCATTATCTCTTTTTCTTTTTCTTCTTCTTTTTTTTCATAATGGCTTTTTGTAAGCCTTTTGGCAACTTTTTCTTTTGTCTAGCGGTCATACCGCCACCATAATGACTTGGCATAGCTATCTCCTAATGTAAAATATAATTATGTACTCCGATTGTTATTACCACAATAATAATCGCTTGAACCCACCATTTTAAAGATAAAAATGAGTCCCACCATTTTTCTATCTTTTGTTTCATCTTACCCCCTATTTTGTAAGTCCCTTAGCTTTTTCAAAACTTCTTAAACCCCCAAGACCTAACATTCCAAGTATTAAAGGCATAAGTTGACCAAGATCAAGGACAACCCAATCTACTTTAACTGAGAACATTTGTAAAATCATATCTAATATTGGTTGAAATAGATAAACATATCCTATGCTTAAACCAGAAATCCAACCTAAAAATGGTCTCCAGCCAGAAACAAATATTGACCTATGACCAGCTTCTACTTTGTTTATATCTAATTGTTTTTCTTTTAGTTTTGCATCTATCTCTTTCATTTGAAGTTTTAGCTTTTCTTTCTCTTCTCCTGAAAAATGCAAATCATCTATTACTGTTCCAACAGTTTTAAGTGTGTCTCCACCAAATATTTTACCTAGCACCATATATTTTTCCCTCTTCTTGTAATTGTTTACTTATTTTCATCATCTTAGTTCTAAGATCATCATGTTGATATTTTTTACGCATCTCATTCACATAAGTTTTCTCTTCAAAAGTCGTAATTCTTTTCTTACACTTTCTCAGGTCAATTCTCTCATTCTCTTCGCCAATCTCTCGGCTCTCGCTGGTGTATGTTTCTTTGCCCATAAACTATCTAACATTTCGTTTGCCGCACTATCATAATCTTTTTTGCGTAAGGCTTCAAACATTCTCTTAAATTTTAAGACCTTAGTTCTCCCAAGTTGATATAGCATTAACACTAATATTTCCTTAGCTTGGTCTACAATATCTAAATCTTTAGTAATAGTTTCCATATCCTGTAAACTTATTTTAAAGTCATACTCAAAAATTTTTTCTAATTCTTTATTATCGTAAACTTTTCCCTCAACAAAG